ATAATCTTCAGGAGAAATCTGTTCGGGCTATTTCGGCTGCTGAGCGTGAATTAACCGAGAATATTTTGAAGCGCGCAGAGGCAGAGGTTCGGGCTGAAATGATGAAAGATAAGATTCGGGATAAAGCAAATTATTGCCCCAATTACCTTAATACTTCCGGTGTCTCCAATCTTCAGTTGCTTTAACTTATCAGCTAAATCAACCGTTGACATTCCTTTAAATGATGCTGAGAATTGCTTTAAAAACTCCGTTGAATCGGTAGATAATAATCTTTCGGCGGCTTCTGCGCTCATGTTCATTTGATCTGCAAATGCCGGCAAGTTTGATCCGGCCGTCATAATTACATCACCAATACCACGCGCACCAATTTCTGAATTGATACCCATCTCTTCTAAGGCCGTCGCTAAAGCCATGGTATTCTGAACTGACGGTTTCAGAGCGTCCGGTAAAGCACCCAATCGCAAGGTAAAGTCAGTAATATTTGAAGATGTACCGGAACCAACCGCGCCCAATTCATTAATGGCCGATCCAGTTTTACGAATAACATCTGATATATCCAGTTCACGTGTCTGAGAAAAAAGCGCCTTGATATTTCCGACTCCGGTGATCGCCTCTTCAACACCTCCCTGAAAATCACTACCTAATGCGACATTAAATTTATTAGCCTCCTCAGTAAAAGATAACAATTGATCCTCAACAACACCCAATTGCCCACCAATCTCACCAATCTTGACCAGATCATTTATAGATGTACGTGTCTTGGTTGACATTTCCAGAATAGCGTCTCCGAATTTTTGCAAGGCTTCGCTATCCATTCCAGTTGTCTTAGCGACGTCCGCCATTTTATCCTCAAACTCGACGGCTTTTTTGGTTGCGTAAATTAATGGCAATGCAATGGCCCCAGAAATCAATGCAGTATTTTGACCAGTACGCATTGCAGAGTCCCCAACCTTGCGCCACGAACGTTCCATTCTGGCTAAACTGACCTGAGATGCAGCCGAAAAAGCGCCCATAGACTTAGTCATTTTATTGACCGTCCCTGTGAACTTGTCCACCGCTGTAAAGACTGAAGGAATTACAAATGGCCGCATTTTCTATTTCTGTTTTCTACGTGCTGCAATTATCTCACACGCCTCTTTATACCAGTATATTAAACCAAAAAAATCTGCATCATCAAGATACAGATTTTTAATTACATCGGGCGTCCAAAGGAATTCCCGAACAACAGTTTTTATTGCGTTGTTTATAATTTCATCTGCATAATGATTTTCATCTTCACTAATTAGCCCCGCATAAAAAAAATTACCACACTTCTTGCTACGCCTAAATCTTCAGTATCAAGAGCGCCAATGATTCCTGCTGGCTGATCAGACAAAGCACAGATATAAGCATTTACAATCGCGCTTGAATCCGCCGCCTTTAATCCATTTATTTTTTTCTGAATTTCATCACCTTTCAATCTGTTTTTGTAGGTCAATTGTTTTTGACCGCCCGTTTCAAACAGTAAATTGTGAATCCACTCATTCTGATCAGTCAAAACAAGTTCCCCTGACATGACACAATCAATCAATTTTTCAATGTTTTCAGCAAGCGCCTCACGTCTTTTAACGCTGATCTTCTTACTGTCAAGCCATTTGTTGACTTCTTTTTCAGCAACCTCAAAGGTTACTTTATCTTTTACTGGTTTTAATTCATTCATTTTGAGTGCATTTTATTTTATAAAATCTTTTTGAATCCGCCAGAAGCAACCTTCAAAGTCAATGTAGAGGCATTTATATCTGGCGCAATATCACCAACCGGTTTTCCTTTTCCGCTCCAAACAGTTCCATTAATAAGTGAAACTGTCCAGTCTGCTTGATCACCGCTTGATGCAAGTTGAACAACCTTCTGAACATCTTCACGCACATCCATGTCATTTGAAATAAGAATCTCAAAATGACCACGGACACGGTTCATTTGCCAAACTGGTTCACCAGACGAATCAATCATCGCTGCATCATCCGCTGTACGAATCCCTCCAGGATCAAAGGTATTGCCTTGATTTGCAACAGCAAAAAAGGAACCCTGACCAATTGTTGGGTGTGAAAATTTAACCTCAAGTACATCACCGCCGCTTGCTGCCATAGTGTTTTGAATTTTTTAAATTAATTTCCGAAATTAAAGCCAGCCTCTGCCGTAGTTGAAACGATTCTGGCAATTGCAGAACGCTTGTATCTGAAGAAAGTTTCCAATCTGTCCGGATTTGTTGTTGATAAATCCACATCAATTGAGTCTTGCATAAAAGATACCTCAGTGATCAATGCGCGCAAGCCTAAACTTGTGGCATAAGAATCAATGATGCCTTTCCAGTCTCTTGGTTTAATAACGCCATCGACCCCAATCAAATCATCATTTGACGCGATTGTTTTACCAACTACATATTGTTGCTCTAGTAAGTAGTACCCAAAATAAACATTCAGATCCAACATAATATTGCGGCAATATCTGTAAGCTGGTGGAATTTCACCAACAGGATGATATGTAGTTACAAAATCTTTAACTTGATATTTTCCGTTCACCAAATCAACCGTTGAACATCCTTTTTTAACAAAAGAATCACGGCTTTCGTAATCCGCCATTGAGCCAATTGAAGTTGGCGTTGGCATATCCGGATAGAACATATCCAATACATCCAAATGTGGGTTGTCCTGAGATTTACGAGCAAAAAGCAAACACATATTTGCAGCCGCTTCTAAGTGGTGACCGGCACTTAAAGGAGCCGGACAAATAGCAATCGTAACGTCATCCAGTCTTGTATCGGTGATAGTTGACGGATTATCCGCAACTGATCCAGTCAATGCGATAAAAGGACGCATGATCGTTCCGGTAAATCTACCAGTCGGAGTAGTCGGATCAGGGATACCGTTGTAAGATTCCAACGCATCCATAATAGATTCAACCGTTCCGTATGTATTTAAAACAAGTGTGTTCCAGTTTGTTCCAAATGAAGTTAATGCAGCCGTAATGCTAGGCGTACCAACACCAGTTTGAACAACTGCCGGTGTGTAAGTAATTCCAATTGGCTCATCATTATCCTCGACTGTAACCGTCAAGCCTGATGCGCTTGCCCCGCGCCATTTAGATGTTAACTCAAGTTCATAGGTGCCGTCATTGGCTGACATCGGACTACCTAATACGTTATTAACCGCATCAGCCATTTTTGCCGTAATATCAGCAACCGTGTCGCCTGTCTCGACTTGAAAGTCATAACGGGATCCATCTACATCCTCACGCCCAGCAATCACTAAAGTATGTGTTGCGTTTCCAGTAGCTAAACCAGAAACCGCCACGTCAACCTTATGAGTTCCGGCACCTGAGGCAGCCGCTTGAGCATAAACATAAACAGGAATCCCACCAATTCCGCCACCATTAACAGGGCGTAAAATACGCATAGCCATGTGAATAGGTGAGCCAAAACCGTATAATTCGCCAGCTTGTTTAGCTGACGTGATTTCCGTTCCTGCTGTATCTAAATCTGTTTGATTGGCGTGATTAGCCTCACCGATAATGGCAACTCGCTGTGGCAAGTTCGGAGTGGTATTGCTAAAGTTACCTTTGGTTGTTTTGTAACCAACAATGCTTGAAACTCTTTCACTTCCTACTGCGTCTGATGCCATGAATGTGGATTTTTGTAAATAATATTGACAACAAAAATCAATTTAGAAGTAAAATAAAAATAATTTTACCATACTATTTATGGGAAATTATTATATTTGTTGCCTATGAAGATCGGAGTCATCGTACCAGACAGAAATGACCGTCCAAAATTCTTGGCCAATTGCCTTAGAATGATCGACGCTCAGACAATGAGACCAGATATTATTAAGGTAGTGAACTACCCAACGCCTAGTCATATTCCAAATGACAAGCCGGATATTACTTGGCGCTATCGGATCGGTTATCAAGAATTAATCGGACAGGGGCTAGACTGCATCCTATTTATGGAGAATGACGATTATTACGCCGACGACTTTATCGAGACAATGATAACCGAATGGATTAAGGCAGGACGCCCTAATCTTTTTGGAACCGACTACACTATTTATTACCATATCAAGTTGAATAAATACGAAAAACTAGATCACCATATCCGGTCAAGTGCAATGTCAACACTGATAAAACCAGACATGACGCTAAATTGGGGCAATGACATGAACCCATATACTGACTCATGGCTTTGGCTCAGTAGCCGGTTAAACGGAATAACATTTCATCCGTCCAAGCATATCTGCCTTGGAATAAAACACGGAGTCGGAATGGTTGGCGGCAGATATCACACTGATGACTATATTGTAAGCGGTCAAAAAAGAAAGGGTGATTTCAACAAGTACAAAACTGATGATTCGAATCTGGACTTTCTTCGGGCGAATATGGATCCTATTTCTTTTGATTTTTACACAAACTATTTTAAATAATGGAGATTATACTACTGCACCCATCAAGAGGGCGGGCAAAAAAAGCCCGCGAAACTTTCGATTACTGGATTGATCGAATCAGCGGAGAAAATGAGATAACTCATATTTTATCTGTAGATTCTGATGACCCTGAATTAGAACTATACAAAAAATACAGCCCCGCTTGCACTGGATTAGTAACAACCGTACTAATCGAAAATTCAAATACATCAGTAGTTGAGGCAACAAATTCAGCGGCCAGATACGCGCCTGAAGGACATATAATGATTTATCTGTCTGATGATTTTCAGTGTCCGCAAAATTGGGATAAGCTAGTAAGAGATCAGGCAATTGAGGCTGACAGGGTTTTGGGCGAACATTTCCTAATTAAGGTCGATGACTGTCTCCAAAAGTTTAGCGTTGATGTGCTTACGATTCCAATAATGTCCTATAAATTGTATCAAAAATTAGGCTATTTTTGGCACCCGGAATATAAATCAATGTTTGTTGATCAGGATCTTTACTGGATTACGAAAAATAACAATTGGCTTTTTCTGGCTGAAAATTTGAAATTCCCTCACTTGCACTACTCAAACGGAAAAGCACCGCTGGATCAAACATATCAAAGAAGTTCTGCTCATTGGCATACAGGACAAGCACTTTACAATCACCGTAAAAAATTAGGATTTCCACTATGAAACTATCAATTTTAATCTGCACAATTCCCGGACGCGAAGAATTTCTGGATAGACTGCAAACTGAATTATTCAGTCAGGCCGCTGAACTAAATGCGCTCGACGAAATTGAATTTTTAGTTCATCCGGACGAAGGAATTTCGATTGGACAAAAAAGAAATGAGTTGCTTGAGCAAGCGAAGGGGGCATATTTAGCGTTTCATGACGATGATGATTTGCCAGATAAGGCTTATTTAAACGCTTTGCTGGAAGGAATTGCCAGCGGAAGAGATTGTGTTTCTTTGCGTGGAATATATTACGTTGACGGGGTAAAAGACGGGGTTTTTGAGCACTCGATAATTTACAAGAAATGGGATACCAATGCTAATGGACAGTATATAAAATACGAGCGCATGCCGAATCACTTGAATTGCATTAAGTCAAGCATAGCAAAACAAATACAATTCCAGAATAAAAATTTCGCAGAGGATCATCAATGGTCAATTGATTTGCAAAAATCTGGACTAATCAGAAGCGAATTTTATACCCACGATGTTCTATACCACTACTATTACAGATCTAAAAAATGAGAGCACTAATTTACACGGGAATAGCTGCACTGTTTGTGATGCTTTTTTCACACGATTACGAGATTACCGGAACCTATAAAGGTGAGCCGATAAAAGGCGAAATGAATCTGAATATGGAAGACTCAACCGTCCTGGTAACTATTGATAATTGCTGCGCAAGTAAAAACAACATTGTCAGGATAGAACAGAAGGATCAAATCAGTATTTTTGTGCTGGACGATCATAACGTTCTGATGTACAAAGCAGAGGAAAAAATATATTACCGGGCTTACGGATATTTAATTGAAACAAAATGAAAAAAGCAATCTCATACGCCCTATTCGGGTACGGAAAACCACAGAACGCGAACTGTTTTACCTTTGATTCTTATCTCAGAGGCTTAACGATAAATGTTCGTTTAAACAAACTACTTTACCCGGGTTGGGATATTGTAGTACACATGGATCAGGCTACTTATGACGGGTTCGCTGACCTATTTAACCGAATCGGAATAATCGTAAAAATTGAAAAAGATGCACCGCTTTGTCTTGCAATGCTATGGAGATTAAAGCCGGTTTTTGAAACTGAGCAAGGCCAGTGGAAATATTCCCATGTGATTTGTCGTGATCTGGATAGTCCGCCAACATACAGGGAAGTCCAATCCGTCACGCAATGGATTTCCAATGACAAGGCCATGCACGCAATCACTGATTCAGTTTCTCACACCATTCCGTTGCTAGGCGGAATGATCGGAATTAGACCAGCCTATTTCAATGAGCGCGTCGGAGCAACTTGGGATGCAATGATTTCACTAGGTCACGAAAATTACGAACACAAAGGGACTGATCAGAATTTCCTAAATAGAGTAATATATCCTAAATTTGCTACCCCTGGATCTGACTCGATTACACAACACTACGTACTTGGAATGGGCAACACATTTTTGCAGGACTATCACGCATCAATCCCGGACATAATGATTGGACTGCCTGAGGAATTAAAGGAGTCAAATTCTATTTGTGGACATATCGGTGCAGCCGGGGCATATCAAGCGGCGCAAGACAAATTCCTGTCAAAATATTGGGACAAATTTTCTGATATTTTGGAGGCTGAAAAGAATTATCCAAAAATCTTTTATTGGTGCTTATGAAAAAAACAGTAATACTATCATCAAACTCAAACCCAGATTACCTGAGTTACTTGCCATATACTCAGGCAGCATGGAATAAATTAGGCTGGGATACTTTGACTTTTTACCTTGGCCCCGACCAATTAGAAAGTACTGAACAAAACAGGATAGTCCCGATTTCGGCAGCCGGAACATATCGAAATGAAACATGCGTTCAGGTTATTCGACTAATGGCAGGGCATTTTATTGAAGACGGAATGATCATGATAGGCGACGTCGACATGATCCCACTAGCAAACTATTGGAATCCAACAACCGATCACATTACCGTCTGGGGATTTGACCTAACTGGATATAGTCAATACCCGATGTGCTATATTGCAATGACGGCTGAAAGATGGCGTCAAATTATTCCGGAAACATCACTTTTGGATTTGCTGAATAAATACCCAAAGGCTAAATCAGAGGATTTTTACGAGTGGTGGGGAGTTGATCAGGATATTATTACTGAGCGAATCAACGAACTAAAAAGACCAGACGAATTGGTTTTGATTCACCGAGGTTTCACAAACAATTTGGCAAAAGGCAGAATTGACCGATACGATTGGGAGGGAACGATTGCAAACGGTGACAGAAAAATTGATGCGCATTGTCTCAGACCGTTCAATCTTGAGCAAACTGAAAGAGTTATGAAATTAATACAGCCCTAATTATGAAAGACCTAATATTCGTTTCCGTTGCATTCGGACCATTGTATCTTGAGCAGCAAGATCGTCTAAAGCAATCCATTCTCGACATTTACCCAGATGCAAATCTGCTATTTTTTCGGGACTGCTTACCAAAAGAATCAAAGCCTTTTCTAGACTCGCTTTACGGATTTAAAGTACATGCTATTCAAGAGGCAATAGACCTAGGATTCAAGAAAATACTTTGGCTTGATCCGGCAATGATTTTATGCCGTGAAATAGGCGATACGTTCGACAAATATCATGTTTGTGCCGTCAAGGATGTGACCGCCTTGCATAAAGTTTCTTCAAAAACTTATCTCAATGTATACGGTATTGATCGCCATGATTTAAAAGATTGGGGTTGGCATTTAGTAGGTGGATCGCTTTATTATTTTGATTTTAATTCCACTCAAGCGAACATAATTTTCCAAGGCTGGTTTAACGATGAAAAGGATAGACTATTCGGCTCCCAACAACAAGAAGCGTCTGAACAACTACAAGGTCATCGCGCTGATGAGACTTGTATGGCTATGAATATGTATTGCAATGGAGTCAGACCAGTTGATCCGGTTGATGTGGGGTATTGTGTTGAGGAAAACGCTATATTTCGAAAACTACATTTCAAGTAATCATGATTATAACCGAAATACACGAACACAAAGTCTGCTTGGACTTGCTGCCCATGAACGCTAAAATTTTGGATATTGGTTGTCGAAATTTCCTGTTCACAAGCCATTTCCGTGCGCAAGGCCATGACGTGATAGCCTTAGACATCGACGACTTAGAAGGCGGACCATACGAACGCATTGGGATTGCAGGTCATACCGGCTACATTGGAATACAATATTCAAATGACCCACAGGCAACACGTATAATGCCCGGAAACGAAATTGAGTGTTATACTTTGGAAGATTTTTGCGCGCTATCTCAGACGCCTATGTGGGACCTTGTAAAAATTGACGTCGAGGGAGCTGAACTTGAAATAATTCACAGTCTGACCAGACCAGTCGCTAAACAACTCTCTATTGAATTTCATCTACACACTGGAATCTATTCCGTCGATGATGTTGACGCTATGGTTTGCCACTTGATCAGATTAGGATATCAGGTTATCGAACACAAATTAACCAGCCAGCACGGCGCCGGAATGAATTACTGGTCTAGTCTATTCGTATGCCCATAATCGGAAAAGGCGACATAGCATCAATCTTAAATGACCGTGACGGCGCAATATTTTTTGCTGCCGGTGTTTCCAATTCATTGATTTCAGATGAAAAGGAATATCAAAGAGAGATTGACTTATTAAAATCTCAACCAGTCTCGAAATGCTTGTTTTATTTTAGTTCGATTGGGATATACCACCGAAATGAAAGATACTTTGAGCACAAAAAAGTCATGGAATCCACCATAAAAAAGTACTTCCAGAATTACAACATCATTCGAATAGGTAACATCGATTGGGGCAAAAACCCCAACACATTCCTAAATTATCTCAGAAACAAAATAAAAAACAACGAGCCATTTGAAATAAAAGACGAATACCGGTTCATGATTTCGAAAGAACAATTACTTTTATTGACTGACAATCTACCCTTAACCGGTAAAAATGAAATAAACGCATTTGGAACAATGAAACTCGTTAAAGACCTAATCTAATATGACACAGCAAGAATTTTTATTTGGAATTGACAACCAGTGCAACCACAGAGTACTACTTTGGGAGGCGCTAAAATTAACTGACGGAAAAGTAGTTGAATTTGGATCCGGTCACGGATCTACTCCATTCCTTCGAAAAATGGCAGAAGTGCAACAACGAGAATTTCATTCATACGAAAACAATTCCGTCTGGGCTGAGGTGACTGGCTCAACTTTAATTGATGACTGGGACGAATTACCGGTCATGGAATGCGACGTTTTGTTTATCGACCATGCGCCAGGTGAAAGAAGAAAATTCGACCTACTTAAAAACATGGATTCTGCAAAAATCATTGTGATTCACGACTCTGAACCAACTGGAGCTGGTGACTATCAAGTACGTCAGTACTTTAATAAATTTAAATACAAGGTCGAAGTAAAGTCATCTGGAGCATGGGCAACTGCTCTGAGCAACCAAATAGATATGTCAATGATATCTGACTTTAATTTATGAGGTCAATAATTATAAATTCAAAAAAATTTGGGACAAAAGAGGTCTTTGTTGATGACGAAGATCATGACGCACTTTCTAAATATAAATGGACAGCTAGTCAAGCCAGAAGCACATTTTACGCAACAAGAACTGATAAATTAACTGGAAAAAAGATATCAATGCACAGACACTTATTAGGTCTTGATTTCGGAGATACTAGACAGGGCGACCATGTAGATCACAACGGGCTAAACAATCAAAAGTCTAATTTACGTATAGCTACAGTTCAACAAAATTTGCGCAATCGAGTTTCTCATGGTCGCTCTAAATTTCTTGGAGTTTGTTTTGATAAGTCAAGAAATAAATTCAGGGCTCATATAAAAAATTCGGGAAAAAGTATTCATCTCGGAAGATTTGAGCTAGAGAGTGATGCCGCAAAAGCTTATAATGATGCTGCGATAAAAATACATGGTGAATTTGCAAACTTAAACAACATTAAGCCGTGATGCTCTGCGCAATCTACAATATTTTTGACGGAACGGAATTGCTGATTCCGTCCATGCGCTCAATCGCTGACCACACTGATTATTTTATCTTAGTCTGGCAAAATAAATCCAACTATGGCGAACAAATCAGCCTAGAAGACTGGGTAAATTTACAAAAAGCGCACCAATTATACCCAAATTCTACCTTAATCGAGTACGTTCCAAACCAAAACAACGGCACTTGGAACGAAAAAACTAAGCGAAATTTAGGAATTCAGGTCGCAAAAAATCTAAATGCGACTCACATAATCCAGATGGACTGTGATGAGTTTTATGAGGATTTTGGACGAATGAAGGACGAATTCACGCAAATCGGGGCAGATGGGTCAGTTTGTGAGATAATGACCTATTTTAAACGTCCGACCCTAAGATTTTCGGAGCCGGATAACTATTTTGTGCCGTTTATCCACAAATTACATGCTGAAACCATTACCGGCGTCAAGAATTATCCGCATTATGTAGACCCAACACGCCGAATAAACACCGAAAACGCCGCCCTTATTAGCGGATACATGCACCATTTTTCATACGTGCGTAAAGATATTGAAAAAAAAGCAAGAAATTCCAGCGCAAAAAATAACATTGAGTTGTCAGATTTGCTGAAAGATTACCATAATCCAGACCTAAAAGAGGGCTATTTTGTCAAGGATTTTCGGCAAAAGTTAATAAAAGTTCCTGATTTGTTCAACTTGTCTGAAATTTTTTCGTAATATTGAAGTCTTGGGAATTGTTTTTTATTTGTTTCAGAAAAGTCCTGCCAATTGGTGGGACTTTTTTGTTATATTTACACCGGTCTGAAAGGGAGGCCACGTTCTTTGATATCACGAATGATTTATATTTGATTGCCTCGGTTTATGCTGGGGCTTTTTGTTTGTCTCAACGACCAAACAAAATATTTACATAATCCGCCCAAACCTCGTTTTTTATCTTGTATTCCCTAAACACCTCAGTCAATAAAACGTCCTTTGCCACTATATTGTAACACCGACAATCGAATAAGTGATTCTGAAGATGTGAG